TCTGCGTGGCGCTTTGGACGTTGATGGGTTGCCATACGCCGCCGCTCACGAGACCGTTGTCGATCTCGTGGCTGGCCAGCATGCCTTCGGAGTTGTAATCGGGATAGTAATGGGTAGACATGTCATTGCTCCTTAGGTGGCTTCACGCAGGACCCTGATGGCATCCGGCCAAGTCACGGAACCCGTGACCCGGCGCGTTGCCAGGAATCCGACGAGCCCGCCGGTGATATACAGCTCATTGAGCTGTTTGAGAGACATCCCCTCGCGGTCGACGACGGTGTAGCCGTACTTGAAGTTGCCGAACGCGGCGATGCGCGTTGTGGCCCCGGCTCCGACCTGAAGAATGGAATCGTTGTTGTAGACGGGATACCCGCAGAGGGTGTTGGGAGCGCCCGCGACGAGCGAGGGCTGCCACATGAACGCGGCGAAATGCGTGGCGTCGTAGGCGAACTCGCGGAGCACCTGGAGAATCAACTCCGTGTTCGTGTGCATGATGAACGACGCGCCGGTGCGGTACTGCGCGGGCAGGGCCGCGATGAGGGTCTTGATCTCCTCGAACGTGACGGCTCCGGCTACGCACGCGCTGGTAGTGATGCCCGCCCCGGCGGCAGTAATGCCGAGCGGCTGCTGAGAGGCGTGTCCGGCCCCGATAGCGAAGGCGGCTTCCTCGGCATTAGCCATAGCGATTGAGAACTGGTTGGCGATGTAGGCCGCGAGGTTGACATCCGAATCGGCCAACTCGTCGACGCCCACCTGGACGAGTCCGTTCAAGTCCTCGGGGTAGATGTACTGTTCGGCCGGGACGAGCGTGGTGTTGGGAACGGCCGCGCCGAGTTCGAGCTTGCCCCATCCGACGACGGGGGCGTTGGAGAATGCCCGGACCCGGACCCGCTGACGGTTGACCGTGCGGACCTGGGCCAGGTTGCGGATGACGTTGAGCTGCGGCAGACCCTCGCGGATCGTCGCCTCAAGCTCCTCGGGGAGCATGATCTGGCCCGTCGCATCGCTGACGAGGGCCTTGCGCTCGTAGTCGCTGCCGCGCATCCAGTTGAAGAAGTTCTTGGTGTAGATCGGGTCGACCGCCTTGGGGACGTCGCCCTTGACGAACTTGACCTCGGGCTTTTTGAGGTCCGCGAGCGCCGAGATGATTTCCTTCTGGTCGGCGATAATCTTGTCCGTCAGTTCCTTGACTTCCGAGGCGGGCGCAAAGCTTTTCAGCTTATGGTCGACCTCGGTCCTCAAGGTCTGGGTGAGCCCATTGAGCTCATCCTTGAGTACCTGTTTTTCGTCTGCCATGTTATTGGCCTCTTTCTATGGATTCGCGGAATTCTTTGACGGCCTCCGCGTAGGCCTTGAGCGAGTGGATTGACTCCGGCTCGGCTATCACTTGCGACTTCACTTCTAGAGTGGACACGACATCCGGCTCCAAGTCGGGAAGTGCATCGAGTTCTTTTGTTTCGGTAGGCTCAACCGCCTTCACCGTCAGCACTTGCGCTGATGGGCAGGCGGGAAATTCGCACAACGATATCTCGTAGAGTTTAAGTTCCTTGAGCAGACGCGCCCCGGTAGCCTCGTCATGCCCGTCCTTGATGATGTCGTAGCCAATGGACATGCCGGTGATGGCCCCCTGCTTCATCAGGGACCGCTTCTCGCGTGCGCTCTGGACATCCATGTTGAGCTCCCCCGCCACCTTTAACCCGCGCTTATCTTCATCGAGTCGGACGATGCCGAGCGGGTGCGACGCGTCGTGGACCCAATTCAAGGGAAAGTGCGGCTTCTCTTGGAGCGTCTTTTTGAACGCCCCGCGCACGACGATTTCGCCGACGAGGTCTATCTCGCCGAAGGTCGAGGCGTACCCGGTGAAGGTGCCCGCCTCGGCGTCAATCTCATCAACGGCAAACTTAAAATCCTTCTGTTCCATATCAGTCTCCTATAAGGCCCCGACTATCGGATAGGTCGAACAGCGACAATTGCATGTGTTCCCCGCGCTCGCCCTGTCATCGCCGGGCCACGCCATCGCTTCGCCGCCGATAGTAAAATCCTCATCGACCCCGACCTCTTGTCCATCCGCGTCAACGTGGTCTTCTCGTGAGGTGTCGAGCTTCTGGCAGTTCCACCCCTTGCTGTCGATGGTGTCGTTCTGCTTGTAGCCCTCGACTGAGCCCCATCCGTCCGTGCGCGTCATCTCTGTCGCGGCGATCCTGCGGCACTCCCATGCGGCCCGGTCGCCGAGTGCCTTCCACAACTCCTGCGTCAACTGCTCGGTCGTGACGTTCTCGATAGCCGCGTCCTCGACGAAGGACTGGACGAACTTGCCCGTCGTGTCGTTGAAGAACTTCGCCGACTTTGCGATCTGCGCCCGTAGCTTCGCCAACTGCTCGGGGCTGACGACGAACTTGTCGCCCTCAGCCTTCACGTCTTCGGTCGGGTCGAAGAGCTTGCCCTGCGTGGCGTGGAATCCCGACTGGCCCGCGAGCCGGAACGCCCGCTCGTAGAACGGGAAGAAGCGGTCCGCATAGGCTTTCGCCTCGGCGTTGACGTCGAGCAGGTTGGCCCGCAGGCCCTCATCGAATCGCGCCTTGACCCGGTCGGCCTGTTCGCGCAGGTACTTGCGGATGAGCGGCGCGAACTGACGCTCCTGCATGGCGAGTCGGCGGTCGAACGCCTTCCAGAGAAGCGACTTGCGCTCGGGTCCGGACCAGAACGACGCCTTGCGCGCGGGGGCGGGAGTGGCCTTCGATTTGCGGGCCTTTCCCGTTTCCTCGACCACTTCCTCGTCCGCCTCGTCAGCGTCATCCTGTGCGCCCACGAGGGCCTCCGGCACCGGCTCCGGCTCCGCTACCGCCTGGTCAAGCGGCAACTTCCCGATGCCGACAAGCACCACGTCAGCCTCGGGGCCGAGTTGGTCGTACCCGGTCGCATCCCGCTTCTCGTTCACCGTCAGCCAATCGCACGTCGAGAGATATCCGTACTTCTTGCCCCGGTCCTCTTGGATGGCCTCGATGGCGTCGCGGTCGTACTCGAGCCGCACCTTCGGGCCGTAGAGTTGCGCGAGCCAGTTGTTCAGCTCGTCCCGCAGGATATCCATGACCGGCAGTACGGCCTCGGTGTAGAGCCCCGCCCTGCCCTCTTGGTAGTTCGCGTACGTCTGGTTCTCCGTGTCGCCGAACAGCCCCGACCAGACGTTGAAGATGGCGCAGATGCGGCGCAGGTTGGCCCTATCGCTCTCCTGCCACTCCATGTCCTTCGGCGACATCGCCATCGACATCCATTCCATGCCGCCCGTCCCGCCCTCGAAGATGGGGATCTTCCCGGCGTTCCCCGCGCCCTGGTACTGAGCGAGGTCCGCGAGCAACGTCTTGCGCTGGTCCTCCGTCAACTGGCCATCGACCTTGAGCGCACCCGGTGTCTGCATGCTCCGACTGAGCGTGTTCGCGTTCCAATCGAGCGACAGGTTGGCGATGTCAATCGACTTCGCCGCAACCTCGAGCGGCGACAGGCCGAAGAAGTCGTGCGTCGGGTGGAACTTGACGATGTGCAGGATCTGCTCGGGCTTGTAGAGGTAGACATGCCCGTTGGCGTTGTATTCCCATGCGCTGATGTATTGCCTCGGACCGACCCCGGCCTTGGGCGTCATCCTGTCGGGCCGCAGGGTATAGAGGTACTTGGGCGGTGCGGTGGGGATGCCCTGCACGCGCTCGATGTAGGAGTTCCCGCTCAGTAGCAGGAACGACACGACCTTCTCGATGAACGCGGCGCGGGAGTCGAACTCGTTGGGGCGGGCGAGGAGCACGCCGAGCGGATGGCCCTCGACCTCGTTCTCGCCGTCCATGACATACCACTCGATGCCGGCGGCGGCGCGGGCGATGAGCGAGACACAGCCGTAGACGGCGGCGACGTTCTGGTAGCCCGCCTTTGCGAGTTCGGTGTAATTCTTCGGCTTCCAGACGTAGGAGCCCGCGCCATAGGCGGCGATGATGGGCGGCCAGGAGGCGGACTCTTTCTTCTGCGGCGGCTTGCGAAATCTATCGAAGATGCTCATCGCATATCTCCCTAG